TTTACTAAAGTATGACAAAGTATCGTCACCATCACTAGCTTCTGGTTGAGCATTAACTTCAGCTTTTTTTGCTGTGCCGTTGGTTTGAGGCGGGAGGTTTACATTCTCAACGGTACTAGCATTTCTGTCGCCTGTAATTACCCTATTCAGTTTCTCTTTGAGTTCATCATAGGTTTTAAAATTACTAAGGTCAACAAAAGGTTTTAGAGGGTGTTGTTGTTTCCAAATTGCTTTGATTTTCTCGTCATCAACAGCAACTTGACTTACGCCCTCAAACTCGGATTTGTCGTAGTTCCAATAACCATCAACTTTTCTAATTTTTAGTTTAAAGTTAGCACCTTTCCAAAAATCAAATGGGTTAATCGGTTGTTCATCATCAAACGCCGGTTGCATTGCTTCAGTAATCTTATCAAATATCTTTTTACCAAATTTGAATAAGAATACTTTGCCCTCGTTTTCAGGATGTTTTGGGTCACTTACAATCATAATATTAGAATAGTAAGATAACTTTCTTTTTCTTTTTCTAGCTATCTCTTTATCACTATCTAGTCCTGTGTTCCATAATCTTGTGTTTTCTTCCGACACAGGATCTTTTTGAGACAATGTTGTTAAACTGTTTTCAATATACCAGCCACCTTTGTCTTGGAAAGCGTGAGACCAAACTCTCTGCCAAGGTAAATCTTCGCCCTCTATAGCAGGTAGAAATCTGATTACAGCAAAGCCATTACCAGTTTTATCTAGTTCTGGTTTCCAGAATCTATCGTCTTCGTATTTTCTTTTGTTGGATTGATCCTCAGGTTTGAGGTTTGTTTCAAGTGCTTTTGTTAGTTTATCAAAATTACTTGATGATGTTTTTAATGTTTCAAAGTCCATATTTTCTCCTTATTACTTTGTATTCGTTGTATTTGTGTTACCTGTATAATCGGTATCATTTTTATTTATAAGACTTCTCACGTTGACTTACCCATTTTCTTAAGCTTTCTTGTTTAGCCTTTTCATCATAGGTTGCCTTTGGTAAAGACTTCTTAATTCTGTACTCTTTATAACTCTCACACCAACTTACTATTTTGTCTAAAAGTTTGTATATAATTTTATCAAACATATTTCTACTAATATATCATAACCTTGTGATTTTGTCAATGCTCCTACAAATTAAACTTCTTATAAAATTCATCATAATTCATATAGTCCAGGTTGCCTTTATGGTCTGTCCATTCTCTTACCACCTTGTTTACCTCATCACCACCTTTGATACTATTTTGTACTTTATAAAACATCACCTTTTTACTCTTATGTTTACCAGAAAAGTCAAAAAATGTCTCTTTTAATTGTTGTACCCAATTTACACTAGGTGTAGGAGCGTGGTCTTTTAACACATAGTTTGGTGTGCCAGCAAATATGTTGTTAACTTTACCTGTTGTACTATTTAAATCCATACCTAGTAGATAGACCTCATTTGGTTGTTCTAATAAACAAGATATGTAAGCCGCTGTCGGCCCAGCAGCCCAACCTTTATCTTTAAAATCTTCTATGTCATTTAAACATTTTGATTTATTACCATCTTTTAGCCAAGATATTTTTATAGATTTTTGTTGTACAAATTTTCTGCCTTTTGTTTTATCACTTCTTACCACGTGTGCCACACCTGATACACTTGAACCGTGCATTACAAACTCTTTACAACCAGTTCTATCATTTTCATAAAAAGCTCCTTCTTCTCTTGCTAATCTTAAATCTTCATCTGAAGCACCAGCCTTAATCATATTTTCATATAGTTCAGCAGGTACTTTTGACCAGTTTCTAAAATAAGTTGGTATCTTTTCACAAATACCACTATGATACATTTCGTGCATTATACCTTGGTCAACACCAACTAAAACATCTATGTCATCTGGATTGGTTCTGTAAATGGCATTACAACCATAAATCTTACCGTGTTGTCTTAATTTTTTTAAGTCAACACCCATTCTACTTTGGCCGTTGCCTAAACAAAATACAATATTAGGATATGATCCGCCCTCTCTAGCCATAATAATAATTTATAATACCCATAGAGTAGATAGCTAATGATACAGCGTTTAAAACTATTAAAGCTCTATCGTGCCATAGTAAACCAACAACTAACCAACCTGCCATACCAAATAGACCAATGTATAAATTTATAGGAAATATATTTGATGATGTAAGTATCATAGTTATTATTAACATAATACTACTTGCCCATTTAATATACCAAGATAAGTCGCCCTTAGGTGTTACCTTTTTATAAACTCTGCTTGAATTTAACTTAGCAATCTTTTCGTCTAGTTTTTCTTTAATTGGTTCTATTGTCATTTAACAAATACCTTTTTCATTATTAGTTTACATTCGGTAGGATTGAATTTAACAAAAGGTTTTAACTTGGCAATCGTAGATGAGATTTTAGGCCATACCACATTTTCGGTAATTTCTTTATCCCAATTTTTACTAAACGACAAAAAGTGGTCAAGCACAATGATGGATTGGAAAGACGTTCTTTTTTGAATAAGTAAGCGTAACAATCTAGGATGTTGTCCGCCACGGCATACAAAACCATCATCAAAAGAAAGATTGCGAGAAGTAAAGTCATCACTAATCCGTACCATATCGTCCCTAAAATGATATCCAAAAGCCTCTTTACGCTTTTTAAAGTCCAAGTAAACGTCTTTTCCGTCATTCTGTAATAAATTCCCTACCCATTTTTTATTATTGTGTATAAAATTAGCAACAAAAAAGTCAACAATGTTATCTTGGTTATACTGTTTTGATAATTTGTGAAAGAAATATCTGTCATTTCTTTTAGTAAATGTTTCAAGTTTACAATTAACTTTTCCACCATATTCTTCATAATTATATGTATCCGTTGTAAAATGTAACTTTATTGCCAAGTAAGCTTTAAATACTTCAAACCCTCCATACATATTCTTGTTCTCGCCATTGTTTTCTCATTTCTATGTATATAGGATCGTGTGTTACCACATCACGCCATCTTTTAAATGTTCTAGCCGCCTTAGCTTTTTCACTTGTAGCCCAATCTTTCTCCTGTGGTAAAACTTTTCCGTCTTTACCATACTTCTTACCGTCTTTGTGATTAGCATATCGTCTAGCTCTTGTAAAACCCATTTCTAAAAACTTTCTACACATATCCATACCTATAAAATCTTTTAATACTCTATAATCAGCGTACATATTATAAATGTGTTCAGCACTTTTTCTTGCTTCTCTTACGGTCTTAAATCGCCAATGTTTACAAATAACATCTGTATATGGTCTAACTAATAATACGCCTTGTTCACCACGACCTATTCTGTATCGTGTATCATTTGGTCTAAATGTTGTATTTTTATAATCTATTTTATAATCAAATTCTAACATATTACATTGGTAATTGGCCACACTTTGGATACTTTAACATTTTTAAATTAGTAGCCTCTAATTTAATTTTTTCTTTTAATGATTTTGATATAAGGTTACCAACTGTACCCTCATCTATTTGATTCTCTTTACAATACCACAATACAGCCTCCATATGTGATATGGATTTTTCTTTTACAATGTTTTCTATTTTTAAACTAAATTCTTTACTTGTCATAATGTTTTAAAGGGTGTATTTCCACTCTCGCATCCATACACCCCGGTACCTTTCTGGTGTGTTAACGGTACCAATATATCATAAGTAAATGATTTTGGCAAGTTTATTGCCTAATTATTCTTTGAGAAGTTTACAAGTATCTTTATCAGCTGGGTTGCCAACTTGTTTATCATATAACCAAATGTATGAGTAAACAATTTTATCTTCCTTTTCGGTACATTTTTTACCAAAAGAAAGTCTTGGTTCACTTATACTACAAGCTGTCAATAAGACGCTTGATATTATTATCAACACAAGTTTTTTCATAATTATCCTTTGTTAGGTTTTGTCAGATCAAATGTATGAAACAATATACAACTCTCTGATTGATTTGGAACATCTATTACAGCCGTTGTTTGTGTTTCATCTTCGTTCACATAGTAAGTTATCATATAAACTGGTTGTCCATCTTCTCTCATACCCTCTCTACCTAAAGAGAGATTATATGGTTTAAAATTGAAATGGTCAAGATATATGTTTATCTTATCTATTGAACCACATAACGCTGGCACTTGTTGAAAATAGTATGAACCTATCTCATCTTCGTGGTCAGCATATGCTATGCTAGCAAATAAAATACTTAAAATTATTATTAGTTTTTTCATCTTATCCTATTTGATAAGATGTTATTTACTCGCTATCTTATCTTTTGTTTTTTCTTCAAAATATTTATAAAAGTTTTGAATAGATTTGCCAAGTTCTTCTTCGTAGTCTGCTTTGTTCTTAACGAAAGTCTGAACAGAGCCGTCTTCACTAGCAATCAAAATGACTATTTGCTCTATCTTTTTACCAAATGTTTCTTCATACATATGAGCATAAGCCGTGGTTTGTAAAAAGTAATTCTCAATCCAACTTTCTAATCTTTCTTTATTAGCTGTTTTGAAATCAATTACAGACAACTTACCATTGTACTCAGCAACACAATCTACTTGACCAGCAATTGTAAGTTTTGGACTATACATAATTGCCTCTAGTAAATGTATATTATCAATTTGGTCTATGTAAGGTTTCATCAACTTAAATAAACCTAATGGTAAAACATCTCTAATACTAGGAGTTTCGCCTTTGATGTATTGTTCTACGAGGGTGTGAAAAGATTTACCTCTACGAGCTGCTCTGCCCATTTCCCAATTGGCAACTTTTTCGCCAATCTTTTCTCGCCACTCTTTTAATTGTTCAGTTTTTCTGATACCTAATACTGTGGTAACAGAGGGATAGTTTTTACCGTCTATATTGTAAAAACGGTGACCATCCACTTTCATACCTTTTGTTTTAGGTAATACAGTTTTGTCTAGTTCTATAAAATTAAATGCCATAATATCCTCACTATACCATAATTTAGCTTATTTGTCAAGCTTCATACTTAATTAAATCGGTGTCAAATCAAAGATTCATTGACTTCTTCAGGTGTAGGTCCACCAGCAGCGTCTGAATATTCTTTTTGGTAAGCCGTTTTACCGTTAGCGTCTCTAAATGCTATTAAGTATTCTTTTCTATTGTCGTCACCATTCTTGTAAGAGCAATGTACCCACCCACTATTAGGTTCGTCCTTTTTGTGGTATTCCAATATCAACTGGTCAAAATCCAGGTTATCGTGTATCCAATCGGCCAATGTTTTATTTGACAACCCATAGATTTCAAAATCGGCCGCCTGGCCAGAGGCGTGCTGTGAATTTACACTTGAGCCAATCTCTACACACAATTCTGGACTACGAAACCCACTTGATACTGATACAACTTTACCGAAATGGTCTCGGACTGGGTGTAAAACGTGGTCACAAAGTCTTTGTAAGTTCTCAATATTATACTCATTAGGATTATTATTGATATTCTTTCTTGTCGCTGTTTCGCTTTTAATAAGCTCTTTAAGCGAAAAGTTTTTGCTTAGTCTCATTTATTTTTTCCTTTGCTTTTAACTTTAACTTTTTTAGGTTTTTTAATTCATACCAACTATGTGAAGACCTATCATTGTTTCTTATGTCTTCAGCTTCATTCACTTTTCTTTTTAGTTCTTTATGTTTTGCTTTCGCTTCCATAAATTACCCCCTTGTAAGTTTTAATACCTTTTCTATTTGTGCCTTAATAATTGGTCCTCTATTTGGCCAATGTATGTAAGGTTCATCTGACTTTGATAAGTTGTATAAAAATGGTAATATTACTTTTTCAATTTCTTTAAACCTATCTGATATATTTTTGTCTTGTACTTCTTTTGATATAGTTTCTTTTTCTGCTACTATTTGCATTATCTCGTTCATCATTGATTTGATTGATGAAACATCTGATTTAACTTTAGAAATTTCTATGTTAGAGTTTTATACCAATTTTGGATCAACAGCAGGCGTACTATCAGTTTTTGGCTTTGAAGACACCGGTGTAAAACCATAGTCTTGGTCCATATCAAAATCTCGCATATAATCTGGTATATCTGCCATATTATTTACCTCTTCTTTTCCTGTGTTTCGCTAATACTTGTTCTGTTTTAGATTGTTTGATTGTTTTTTTACCATATCTATCGGCAAGGGCACTTTTAGGGTGAGCCTCTGCTATTCTACTTAAATTGTCTTTCCATCCGCCATCTTGCCTGTATGAGAGGCCTGAAACCCCTGCTACAATATTTAGACCTTTAGGGACCTGGTTAATGTGTGGATTTTGTTCTAAATATGTCTCCATTTCTGATATGGTCATCATATCAGTATGCTCTTTTTTAGTTTTTTTATTATAAAACGTATATAAAGGCATTAACTTTTAAATGGGTCTTTAGTTATAAAATACTTATCAAGCATTTCTAACTGGTCATCATACTCAGCAATTATCTTTAATTCTTTTTCAATTGTTTCAACAACATCAGGATGTTCAGCAATACCATTTATTTTTTCTAGTAATACTTCTACATTTGCTTTGTGTTTTGCTATGTGACCTTTAGCGTGTTCTTGTAACGCTTCAATTAATTGATTTCTCATTATCTTTTTCCTCTCTTAAACCATCCCATAACATTTTTTCTTCGTCAAATGTAAATGGTCTAATCATATTTTTACCTTTGTTTTTTCTTTCTTTAGTTTGTCTTTTAGATTCTTCTAAAGACAATTTTTCTTGTTCTTCATAGTCCATACTATTCCTTAAATGTATCTGGCCATTTGGCGTCAAAACTATCATATTGATTATACTGTACATTTTTATTGTCAGCTTCAATCATATCTGTATACCATTGTGGTACAACAGACGGTGCTTTCCAGGTAGCAAATCTTCTTTTCTTCATCACGTAATAATTACGATAACTTTGAACAGCGTCACCTGGTACTTTACATTCATCCGGCATAGCAGGTTGTGGATCAGTTGCCATTTTATTTATTTTAGAATTTTTAGGTGGCTCTGATAATATAGCACCTAGTTTTTGTATAGCAACGTGGTCTTTTGTATGATTATATCTTTTCTTATACTGATCATTAAGAGCCATCATATGTTTGTACAACCACATATAGTTGTAAGCAGATTCAAATAACCATATTGTGCTAGGGTGTTTTACACAGCCTGCTTTGTATAGTATTTGTTCGTAGTTTGAATTAGGGTGTTTCCACCTTTTGATTTTTCTACCGTTGGCAGTTTTGCCATAATATTCCACACCGTCTAATACTCTATGACAAGTAGAAAGTAATTGTGCTGATTCTAAAATCATTTTTACCACGTGTTTATCACAACTCATTTGAGCTGCTTTTACGGGGTCTTTATCTAAATAAAAAACATTCATTAATGTATAACCTTTCTGAAATAATCCATAGCGTCATATTTCTCACATAGTTTTTTGAAAACATTATACCAATAGTTTTTACTCCAATCGGTCATTGCGTTTTTACATCTGTTTTCAGCGTTTGATATTCTTCTAATCTGTACAGGTGTCAGTTTAGGTAAATTTAGTCTTTTTATATCTTCATTAGTAATCATATCTATAATATATCATATCCACCAAGGTTGTCAAGCTTAGTTTCCCATATTAGCACCATTAGTGATAATGGTTCTCATCAAAGAAAATTTAGGGTCTTTCCAATCTACTTTTTTCTCACATTTTGTTGTCCATATACTATGAGATACACAGGTCGTTTTCATACAACCTGTCAAAACTATTATGCTAATTATTAGTATTATTTTTGTCATTATCGTTCCAGTCCATAATTTGATCTAATTTCAGTTTAATCTCATCTGGATTAAGACCATCTAACTCTTTATAACCTAGTTTATTTACAAAACCTTGGTAACCTTTTAGTTTTTTATTTCTTTTTTCTAACTTTTCTATCTTGTGTTGTAGATATTCTTCATCATTTACTTTACTTAATTTTCTTTTCATATTCCATTGTCTTAATGAAATATTAGCAGCTATCAATAGTAATACTGCCAAAGGATCAAATACAAATATCAATATCAATATAACTATTCTAACAGAGTGGTCAAAATAATTCTCTGCTTGTTCGCCATATATCATTTCAGCGATATATTTGATTGGACCTACTTCGGCCTCTATCTTATCTTGTTCTAATTTTAAAGATGACTTTTTATTTGTAAGTTCAGCAATTTTATCACTAGCATTGTTGATTGCTGTATTTAATTCGTCTCGTTCTTCTTTTTGTTTCTTACGTTCTTTTAAACCTCTACTTACATATTCTTTGTCTATGTAAACATCTAAAGCTTTATCTAATCTATCAAGTGTATTTTGTGATCTAGTAATAATTAACTCTTGTTGACTAATTTGATTGTCTAATAATTCTATTTTTATATTATTACCAGATGTAGGTTTTACTTGGTCAAGGTGAGCTTTTGATAAGAAACCAAAAATACCCATTGATGTGATGAATATTAAAACTACAATGGCACCAAATAAGTACGCCTTTAATAATCTTGGAACATCTGAGCGCCAGTTTTGATATAGCCAACTGGCAGCCACTAATTTACCTACTTCTAAAGCAGAACCCATAGCAATGATAGGAACAAAAGCACCAGCAAAAAGTGTTGCTAGACCTATGATTGAATAACCAGCTGCTATAACAGAAATACTAATGGCCGATATAAAAGTTAATAATGTTAAAAACATAGTTATATTTATTTGATTGCTTTGTCGCTGGCGTAAGTTTCTTCTAACTTTCTAACTTTGTTAATTATTCTTATAACTCGCTTATCATAGTCAGCAGTTGTAGAAAATTTATCTAAAGTTTTAATTAAAGCAATAGGGTCTAAAGTATAATTATTTACTAACATATTTTCCCTTAGCTTTCTAAAGTCAGCATACGCTGGGTGTTCATTTAATAGTCTAACATATTCTGCTACACTATCACATTTTGTAGCAAATATTCTAACACCCCAACCTGGCCAACCTTTTACGCCGTGTGGCACCATATGTGGTACATCTTTAGACCAAGTTCTAATACCAAAAAGATTATTACCCTCTGTGGCAAATCTACTTGTACCCCAACCTGTCTCTAAAGCTGCCTGACCTATAATCATTTCAAACGGCACTCTATCCATACGAGGCGTTGTAAAATTAATATAGTCTATACATTTATGTAAAGCTCTAACAAATTGTATATCATTGCTATATGTAAACTCTGGTTCTCTTAAATCTAAATCTGCTATCTTTTGTAAATAAAAGTTCTCAACATCATCATTTACTTTGTCTTTTGCCCACTTATTAGGTTTAAAAGTACCGTAACCATAAGCTAATAAACAAACTAAAGCAATAGCAAAACTTATCTTTGTGATACGCCAAGTTGTATCTAATACTTTATCCCAATTATATTTTTTTGGCATAATAATCATATCCTCCCCATTCTCTACCATCTTCATCTTTAAATGTATCTAATTTTGATTGAAAGAAAGTTAAATGTGGTTTTAACTTCTCAACCTTACCGAAGATTGTCTCTGCTTGTTTTTCTGTATAGTTGTCGTAAATGTCTTTTGCCCAATTACCAGTATAATATAATTTACTAGTGCCTGGTCTGTTTGATGGTTTTGTAAGGCCATCTAATTGTAATAGTGCCTCACCAACACGTGACTTAATATAAGGGTCTAACTCTTTTACTTTTCTCATTATATATCTCTCTCACTTTCATTATAGGTCAATTCCTATAGCATTTAATTTCGGCCTAAAACTATAAAACAGTTTATTATGATTGCCAGTATCACCTAAATTGGCCATTTGATATAGATGTACCATTTCGTGTCCTAAAGTGTCCACAAAATCTTTTTTGTTTCGGTATTCAGGCAACATTTCTAACCAAAATTGTTGTGTGCCTTTTCTTTCCCATACCCAAGTTGTTACTTGTCCATAACAAAACTTTTTAGATTTATCTTTGTAAATCTTTTTAATTTTAATCTCGTTGAAAGGTGCTAATTTGTTTTTAAATACAATTTTATTAATCATTTCAAAATAATATTTTATATCCTTGTAAGTTGTTTTATACTTACGTCTGGATGATAATTCTTTTTTCAGTATTTTTTTGACTTTTGCTTTTTCCAACTTGAAACCTCTTTTCTTAAAAATTCGTATATGACTAGTGATAGTCCCGCCAATATAATAATTTTCAATTCAAGTGGAGCTTCTAAAAATATTTCAATCATTTACAATCGTCCTTAATTTTAGAATCTTTTAATAAAGCACATTTATATTTTTCATCTGCCTGTAATCTTAAATCGGTCATTACACCATCTAAAATAGCAGGTAAGTAAGCTTGAAGTATTGATACCATTTCAATAGAGTATTTGTGAGCTAGTTTTTCTAACTCATAACTCATCAAAGCGTTAACATCAACATTCTCGCCATTCACTTTAGATTGTATAACGTGGCCAATTACCGCCGTATTATAGTCATCTGCTTTCGCTATATTTGAAAGTAAACCCCATATCAGGCCATTTACTATCAATATTGTCATAACAAACTTTTTCATAATATCCTCTCTGTTTATATTTATAATATACAGTAAAAAATGTGTTTTGTCAAGCGATTAAAAGTGTTGATTTTATTGAGTTTTTTTAAGGGCGACACAATGGACGCCCTCAAAATTCGTTGATTCTTAAGCTTTTTTCATAAAATCATCATTCCAGCCAAAAGCCTCTTTTACTACAGCCTCTGTAAGGCCTTTGTAAACTTGGTTTAATCTTTTGTCTTTAATGTTGATTAATAAATCAGCTTCTGTCGTGTGTAAACCCTCTAACATCTGAATAAACAAGGTTTCTTTTCTTGTTTTAGATAGAG